TCCCGACAACACATGGGTTGACTGCGAGATCCTGTGCGTCTATCAGGCTTGCGAGCAGGACGCCGAGAACCTGAAGTCCTTGGAGTTGACGTGGATCTACTTCAACGAGCTTAACAACATACCGGAGGCGGCTCTGACGATGGGGCGCTCTCGTATCAAGCGCTACCCGTCAATGGATGACCTGATGCCGAACCCTGACGGCTCCATACCGAAAGTCAGGTGGGGCATCATCGCGGACAGCAACATGGTTCCCGATGACCACTGGATTTACGAGAAGGCGGAAGTGTCCAAGCCGAAGGGATGGGAGTTCTTCAGACAGCCACCGGCCCTGTTCTGCCGCACGGATACTGCCGGAAAAAAATGGTACACGCCGAACAGGGGGCAGAAACTCGCCCAGGGAATCCCGCCAGCGGAGAACATCGAACACCTGCACGGCGGATGGAAATACTATCTGGATCAGGTTCCCGGCAACAGCGACGAGTTCATCAAGGTCAACCTGATGGCCGAGTACGGGACGGTCAAATGCGGAAAGCCTGTGTTCCCCGACTATTCCGACATGATCCACTACAGGGACGTTGAGATACCGTTCGACAGATCGAAAGTGCTTTTCATCTCGTTCGACTGGGGATGCACCCCGACGTGCAGTTTCGGGCAGTTGAGCGACACCGGGCAGGCGCGGGCGATTGACGAGGTGTGCGGGAAGGACATGTGCATCGAGGTTCTTTGGGAAAGCATACTGCGGGCGAAGCTGGTGAATGAGTACGGGTGGGGCAGGGGCACCAAGATTTTCGCTACGGGCGACCCTTGGGGCGGCAGGCAGAGCAATCAGGTGACGGGGATGACGTGCATCCAGTACCTCAAGAGCCAAGGGCTTGAGGTCATACCGAGCCGCGTCAAGTCCCCGGTCGAACTTAGGAGCGCGGTCGATTACTTCATCCACCGGAACGCCGGAAACAACGAGCCGGGGATGATGCTCTCCAACAAGGTGAAGATGCTGAGGAAGGGCTTTTGCGGCTGGTACTTCTACAAGCGCATAGAGGCGCATAAGGACAGCGTTTATCAGGACGAGCCGTGCAAGAACAGCTATTCGCACATCATGGACGCATGGCAACAGAACTGCCACGCGATGCGCTTCCCGGACCTTTACGACATATCCACGCGGGTCACGATATATGACCAGTACGGCAACGGGCTGGACTGCGACGGCAAACCTGTGCCGAAGAAGCCTTCGATCAACATGGCGGGGCTTATCTAGCCCTTGAAAAGAGTCTCAGAAGAAACTTGAAAAAAACCTGTTGACGCGGAAACAGCCAGAAAGTTTCATGCCGACCGAAAGGGAATTCAGGCATGGAAACGTCAGTGCAGAACATTCCCGGCAAAGCTGAAGGGAAACCCGCAGAAAACGGGCGTGAAGAGCTTCAGCAGCTTGGCCCTCACATCATGTCCGGGTTCCAGAGAGCCGCAGACCACCGCAGAGAGAGCGGGATGGACGATGAGCTTATGGAATGCCTGCTCCAGTCGAAGAGCGAGTATTCCGAAGCCGAGAGAGCGGCCATCAGAGCCAAGGGCGCACCTGAAATCTACATCGGTCACTCCGCGCTAAAAGGGCGCACGGCTTATTCCCTTGTCAGCGAGCTTTTCCTGAACTCCTCCGACCCGCCTTTCACGATGGAGCCGACCCCTGTGCCCGAAATCTCTGACGATGACGTTGATGCAATCGCCAAAAAGACGATTCAGGACTTCATCGACCTGCGGACTATGGATCTGATCGAACAGGGAGTCCCACCGGAAGCCGTCGAGGCCGCGATTTTAGCGGAACCCCCCGACCCGCTCATCGTGAAAGAGTACGCCCGCTCGCGCCGCGACGAACTGGACAACCTGCGCACGGAAGAGGCGTCAAGGAAAGTCGGGCGGATGCTCAAGAAGGTGCGCGACCAGCTTTGCGAGGGGCTTTTCAACGAGGCGATGTCAGACTGCATCTACAACGCGGCGTTTTTCGGCACCTGCGTCCTCAAGGGGCCGCTGCGCAAGAGCAAGAAGCGCGTCACGTTCGCGGGGGACGCCTGCAAACTGGTCGATAAAGAGGTTTTGGAGTGCGTGGCTATTTCCCCGTTCAACTGCTACCCGTCAAAAGGCGCGGTGAAGATCGATGAAGGCGACTTTTTCGAGCGCGTCAAGTTCACGCCGAAGGATTTCAGGTCGATGGGCAAGATGGGCGAGGGCTATTTCAAGTCGGAGATCAACGAAATCCTGTCCAGATACCCTAACGGCGGTCTGAAACTCACTCAGCCGGGTGACTCGGAGCGCAAGCGTCTTGAGAACGACGGCTCCGCCGACTCTTCCGGCGACTCGATGATCGAGGGAATCGAATTTTGGGGCTACGTTCGCGGCTCGATGCTTCTGGAGATCGGCATTGAGAAGACAGACGAAGACGTGAAGATCGAAGAGGAAGACTACTACTCCGTGAACGCGATTTGCGTTGACAACAAGGTCGTGTTCTGCACCCTGACGGATGAGAAGTTCGGCAGGAACCTCTTCAAAGGCGTCTTCTACAAGACTCCCGGCTCATGGTGGGGCATAAGCCCGATGAAGCTGATGCGCGACCCTGCCAAGATGTATAACGCGACGGCGCGTGACCTCTGCGTGAACAACGCGCACAGTTCCGGCCCGATGCTCGACATTCTCGACTCTTCGCGGCTCAGGGACGGGACGAGCACATCAATCACGCCTTGGGAAGTGCGCTACTGGACGAACAAGATGGGGAGCGATGCCGTCCCGTTCAAGTACACGCACACCCTTTCAAACGCCCCTGAGCTTCAGGCCAACGCGGACTGGACGGAGCGGCTTTTCGACACGATCACCGGAATCCCCGCTTACTCGCACGGCTCAGACACGGCGGCTGGCGCGGGCAGGACGTACAACGGCCTCCTGCTCATCACGCAGTCCGCGAAGCAGGGCATCAACACGGTCATCTTCTCGCTGTTCCTTGAGGTGCTGAAGCCGTTCCTGACGTACCTGTACCGCTACAACATGATTTTCGACCCTGACGCGGACATCAAGGGAGACTGCGAGGTATCGGCTGGCGGACTGCTTTCGATCATGATGCGCGAACAGAGCCTCAACCGACTGAAAGAGTTCCTCCAGCTTATGCAGAACCCCGCCATTGCCGCCGTCGTCGGTGAGACCGGTCTTGCCGAGCTTCTGCGGGAGTACATCAAGCTTCTTTCTGGCATCAACCCGGACAAGGTTGTCCCCTCCAAGCAGGAGTTGGAGCGCAGGAAGAGGGCGGCTGAGATCGAGAAGATGCTGGCGCAGGCCGAACAGCAGGGCATGGAGCGCGGATTACCAAGTTCCGCAAGGCCCGGAGAGACGCCGCCCGTACCGACAGGCATGGCACCGGCTCCAGTCCGCACGCCGGACATGAGGCCGAGGATGCGCGAGTTGCCGCAAGAGGAGGCGGTGGCATGACCTCTGAATTTCCAAAGGGCGCGAGGGACGCGGCTCAGTTCGCGGTGCAGCTTTCTTCCATACGCGAGCGTTGCCCTGACTTTGTGGAGTGGCTGAGGAAATCCGTTGAGGAGACTACCGAGGCGGTCTGCGTGTCGAAGGAAGAGACGCTTCTGAAGCAGACGGGCGCACTCAGGGATTTGAGGACGATTTTGGGCGCGATAGAGAACCCCCCGCAGCTTGCTTTACCGGGTAACCCGGAGAAGAAAGCCGGTACGGGTTTGATCTAGAAGCGCTGAAACGGTTGCGGCTGAGAAAGTGCCGCGCTTCCCGCAACCAGTAAACAAAAACGGCAAAACCGAGGCTCCAGAATGATTCTGGCCCTTGGAAACGGGAACAAGACTATGGCAGACCCCATTGTTCAAATGGAACTCGACGAGATCAACGAAGAGCGCAAAGCCCTCGGGCTTGCCCCTCTGACTGATATCGAAGAGGCGCGTAAGTGGAACGCAGGGCCGAAAGAGAAGGCCGAACCGGAGACGCAGGAAACAGCCGCACCCGCCGAAGTCGATGGAGACGGGCAGGGTGAGACGGCGAAACCCGCTGACGCGGAGATCCCCGTCGCGGCGGCTCCTGTCGGCGGCGAGGCCGTGGACGTGCAAGCCCTCAAGAGTGAGATTCAGGAACTCAAGGGCAAACTTCAGTCCGCAAGGACGGAAGAGGGGCGCGTCTCGAAACTGGACAAGCTTCTCAAAGAGGCGGTCGCGAGGGCGGAAGCGGCGGAAGCCAAGGCTGAACAGGCCGAGGCCAAAGCCGAAGAGTTTGAGCGCAAGGCGAAGGGCGGCGGAATCCGCTCCTACCTGACGCCCGAACAGCTTGAGGTGGCTGACGAGGGGCTTCTCGAAGGTTTCGACAAGGCTCTTTCGGACATGCGCAAAGAGCTTATGCGGAGCGCGAGAGAGGAAGTCGGCTCTACCCGCGAACTGCTACAGCAACGCATCGACGCCGAGGAACAGCGCAAGGCTGAGGAAGCCGAGAACAACCAGCGGCTTTTGCAGCAGCGCGTTTCGGACATGTGGAGGGACAAGATCGCTCCCGTCATCCCCGCCGAGGTCTACGGCAAGTTCCAAGGCAACCCCAAGTGGGCGCTCTGGAGCGGCAAGGCCTACGCCGGTACGACACGCGGGGCGGTGTTCAACTCCGCAGTCGCGAGCCTCGACCATGACGCTGCCATTGAGCAGTTGCAGAACTTCATGGCGTTTGCCGGTATCGAAGTTCCGGCCAAGGGGACAAAACCCCCTTTGAGAGTTGACGAGAGCAAGGGTCAGCAGACCGTGGATAGCGGCCAGAACAAGCCGAAGACCTACTTCGCCGACGCGGTGAAGCCTGTCTATGACGGCTTTTTCAAGGGTTCGCGGCTTCCGTCCGGGTGGACGCAGAAGCAATTCATGGAGTGGGCTGACGAGATCGACTTAGCCCTTTCCCAAGGGCGCGTGATCGAGCGGAACACCGGAAAACCGGTTGTGACGCTCTAGGCGGGTGACGCCGGATCGCGGCTTGCGGGGCGGGGCGGAAAAGAGACAAGACTATGGCTATCGGAGAACACGCTGATTACAACAAGATCAACAACGACACCGGCAACGGCCTGTACGTTGTGCCGAACCGTTCGCGCACGCTGTTGCGCCGGTTCTATGCTTCCAGCATCCTGACCCGCATCTGCAACCGCGAGTATGAGGGCGAACTGAAGAAACAGGGCGATTCCGTCACTGTCCCGCAGTGCGCCATCGTGCCGGTCAACACCCACACCAAGGGCTACAAGTTCACGTACCCGACCCTCGAAGCGCCGGACGCCCGGACGTTGACGGTCGATCAGGCGGCGAACTTCGAGTTCAGCGTGGACGGCATCGACAAGGTGCAGGCGTACCTCAAGGGGTTCGAGACTAGTTGGGTCAACGACGGCAACAAGAACATGAAGAAGGTTGTCGATACCCAAGTCATCAACGCGGCCCCTGCGAGCGTGAGCGCCTACAACAAGGGACTCACCGCAGGCAAGACCAGCGGATGCATCAACCTCGGCACCATCGCCGACCCTCTCCATCTCACGGAGAAGGAGACGTACACCGACCCGGATACGGGCATCGTCTGGTGGAACGCCGCCGACAAGATGGCGGACTTCAGCGTCGTCCTGTCCGAACAGGACATCGAGGATGACGAGTTCGAGTTCTTCGCGCTCATGCCGCCACTGATTCGCGGCAAGATCGCGCAGAGCAAGATCAGCGATGCCTCCATGACCGGGGATGCCGGTAAGGGCGTCCTGCGCGGCGGTCCCGCGTATGTGGGCGAGGTGCAGGGGTTCCAGACGTACAAGACGAACCTTCTCACCAAGATCACGACTGGCGGCGAGGGCGGGGATGTCGGGGTGTTCCCGATCATCTTCGGCATCGCTCAGGCGTGGTCGTTCGCCGCTCAAATCGAGAGCATGTGGTCTGGCCAGCTCATCGAACGGGACGCCATCGGCTATCGCGGCGTCTACGTGTGGGGCAGCGCGGTCATGATTCCTGAAGGTCTCGGCGTCGCCTATGTGACGGTCGAGAACAAGAAGTAGAAGCAACGATTGCCGCAGGGGTCGTCCTTGACCGGAAGGCTCCTGCGGCACGTCCACCCGGAAACGTGTGTGACGTAAAAAGGACAAGGATACGGTTATGGCGGAAAAGACAATCCAGTTCGAGATCATGATGAACAAGGCCGACTTCACTGTTGTCGGCTACAGCGAGTACCACGTCAGCGTGAAGAAGACGCATATCGGCATCACGCCTGACCAGTACCGTTTCCTGCGGATCAACCCGGAGGTGAACGGAAAGAAGCTCCTGAACTTCATCCTCACGTCAGAAGGCATGGCCGAGAGCGTGAAGAACGAGGCTTTCGCGCAGATTCTCGCCAAGGCCATCGCGGAGAAAGCCGCCACGGCACCCGCAAAGACGCATGCCGCCGCTTCTGGCGAGCAGGGAGATGACGATGATACGGAAGAGGGCGGCAATGCTCCTGACACTCCTGACGCTCCTGCGGCCCCTACGGACCCCGTAGCGCCGGAAGGCGAACCCAACAAGGCGGTCGAGGGCGTGCGCACCATGCTTGAGTCCCTGCCCGACAAGGCCGCTGTGCTTGAGTACGCGGAAAAGACGCTCGGAATCAAGCCGGATGTGCACCACATGGCAGGCAAGCCCAAGGTTATCGAGGCGGTCATCTCCGCCGTCCTGTCTAAGCAGGATGCGTAACGTGACGCAAAGACGGAGAGTAACGGTATGACGACGTTTACGGGAACTCAGGTCAAGACGGACGTGCAGGCCATCCTGAACGACACGACCGAATGGACTGACGCGGAGATTCTGGCTTTCCTGAATCTTGCGTTGCAGCAGGTTTCCGTGGACGCACCGGCATCCCGTTACTCTTCCCCTGTCTCTTTCTGCGGAAACATGGGCATAGCGGCTCTGGCTACTGCTGTGAACATGGACATCCGCTGGAAGAAGGCTGTTGTCCACTACACGGCTTTCCTGTGCTTCAACCAGTCAGACAGGAACACCTCGAACGCGGCTTTCGCGGCTGAACAGTACCGGCTCTACAAGGAGGCTCTGTGATATGGAATATCCTGTGACATCCGGCACCGGGCTTGAGCGGGAGGTGAGGCTGAACCTGAAGAGCCTCGACGATCTTCTGCCCGACATCGTGTTTTTGCTTCCGAAGTGCGATGAGGAAGTGACCATACGCAAGACGCTTGCCGACGTAGCGCAACAGTTTTGCCGTGACACAGGCGTTTTGGAGTACACGACGGCCAATGTGACCGTTGTGGAAGGGACTGACAAGTACGCGATCATCGTGCCGTTCCCTGCCGACGTTATGACGGTGAAGGAAGTCAGGCTCTACAACGTCAACCTGACTACTTTGGCAGAGACGCTTTCGAGGGTGCTGTCGCCAGGCTCGTTCGACGTTGAAGACCCGATTGAAGAAGACCGGGTTTACCTGAAGCTAGCGGAAGCGATCACGCCGCAGTCAGCCGGTGCTCTCGTGATGAAGATCGACGTGTCGCTGATTCCCCGCATCGACGATATGCTCGGCACGCAGGCGACGGCCCTGCCCGAGAAGTTCATCCGGCGTTGGGGTCAGGCTTTCGTGAAGGGCGCGGTGGCGAAGCTGGCCTCGTTCGACAACAGGCCGTGGACGAACAAGTCGCTTGCCGCAGAGAACAACGCTGATTTCATGTCGCTCAGGTCAGAGGCTTTCGCGAAGGCTCAGGGTTCCAAGATGAAGCGCGGCGGGCAGAGTTGCCGCAGCCGCTTCCAGTGGCCGTGAGGCGGTCGGTTCTTTTGAAGGGTTCACGGTATGGCCAAGTCCACATTGACGATAACGGTTGCGGCGAACGGCAAGGGTATGTCCGTGTCAGGGCTTGCCGCCATACGCGAAACCGTGTCTGTCACTGTGGTAGGCGGCGCGTCACTGATAGCTGACGGGCTGAAGGTGCTTGTCCAGAGCCTACAGAGTACGGGAGTTGACGCCAAGATCGCCCTTGCCGACACATGGCAGGCTTCCGGCCTTGACGCCGTGGGCGACATGGACATGAACACCGATGAGGCGATAGCGGCGTTCTCAGGCGCACCGAACCTCTGTATGAAGCCTTTCAACATCCTTGTCTACACGGAGACGGGTTCCTCGCTGAAGGTGAACAGCGTCTTGAACATCATGAATTTCCCGGTGTCGGCTTCCGGCGAGCCTACCGTCAGGGCTTCCTTCCCTTAAACCTTTTCAGGAAACACGGTCATGGCAAGATCAACCTTGGCGATAACGGTCAACCAGACCAAAAAGACGCTCCTGATGGTGGGGACTCCAGCCGTCAAAGAGACGGTTGAAGTAACGTTGGCGGGGTGCGCGTCACTGATAGCCGAAGGTCTTGTGCTCGTGATACAAGACCGTGACGCGGGCGGTGACGGTACGCCGCTGGCTAAATTCCCGTTGGGTTCTGCATCATGGACAGTCTCGGGTGCTGACGCATTCTGCGAGCTTAACCTGAACACGGTCGAGCTTGTCGCCAAGTTCGCCTCAACCGGCAACTTGGATTTCATCAAGTTCAACATCCTGATCTACACGCTCGGCGGGCCGACTCTGGTGGCGAACGGGACAATCGACATCATGAATTTCCCCGCCGCCACAATCGCCACGCCGGTATCGGTAGACCAAGAGGCGAGCATCGAGACGTTCGACGGGAGGATCACGGCGCTTGAGGGTCAGATGGCCGAGGTATCCAAGTTCACTGATTTCGCTGGACTTGACGCAACGCCTTCGACGCTCAGGGAAATGATCGCCGCGTACAAGGCGCTTCTGTCCGTATTACAGGGGAACTGACATGCTTAAAAGAACACACATACTTTTCATCGCCCTGTGCGCATTGTGCGTGAATCATGCGCTTCCGGCGCAAATCTTCTTCGGTGACGTTGACCAAGACTTTCCGCTGTACGACTCTTCAGACCCGTTCGGCATCATAACCGCGACGAACGCAATAGCGCTTTCGAGGTCAGCGACGAACACGGCTCATGCGGCGAACGCCTTGGGAGTGACCGCGACGAACGACGCGGCT